TCATCTTCCCTTACATACACAGTAATAGAGGGATTATGCTCGCACCAATACCGCTTGTATACCAGATAATGTTCCAGTTGCTCCAATGCCGAAATATCGTTGCGAAGCACAGCACCGTTAGGGCTACGGACTGGAAAGCTGAACACAAGATTAGAAGCATTTGTGACGTCGGGCTCAACAGGAACTCCCTTCTCTTTGAGGAACAGTGCTAGGGGGTCCTTGCTATCTGCTCGTACAGTTCGGATGTAATAACTACTATATCGAGGATGAATCCCACTAGAAGAGTCCACCAACTGGGAGACAGTGCCGGAAGGCTTAACAGTAGTGATAGCAACAGACTGCTCAACACCAAGCTTCTCAGCCCATTCCTTATTTGTTTCAACAGCTAGGTTCCTTAGAAGAGGGAGAATATCAGGCAAACCACAGATAGAATCACCACAGAATTCTTCGACTTCATCTTCAGTCATCTTAGTTCCACTAAGGAACTTGTGGTCCATAATACCTGTCATACTGACACCCAACAGGCGCTCTTCCTTACAGTTGTCTGCCCATGCTTTACGGATGTACTTGAAGTCTACTAACGAGGATTGGAATGTTCCAAGTAACGCAGCAATTCGTACCTTGCGCCGCAAATCCTCGAAAGTGTCTCCAGCTCGGACAACAACCTCTGATAGGTTGCAGAACTCGAAGGGTCGGAGAACAATCTCTCCGCACGGGTTGGTTCCAAACTCATGAGCCACATCTCGTCGTCCCGTAGCCGCTGCAGCACTTTGTGCAGCTCGACGATTAAAGATTCCACGTTCTCCCGATTTACTTTCATATAGACTTGTCCATTCCTTCATGAAGATGCCAATGTCTGGCTTCTCCGTATAGGCCACACTAATGTTTGCTAAGGCGCGCTGCCCGTCATCAACCCACCATTGTCCAGACTTGTAGTTGCGCATCCGTTCGTCGGTGAGATTCGATAAACAAATAAGAGCCGATCGCCGGACGCCACCGACGACGACGACTTGTGCAATCTTACACACAAGGTCGCTGCACTCAACGGATGTAAGTTTACGTCCACTAGCTCTTTTAAAAAGTCCGATAGCGAACTGGAATAGTTCAATGAGAGGGGCAGGTCCACTGGCTCGTCCACCAAAAGTCTTAAGGCGTGCGCCAGCAGGTCGAACTCCACTAACATCCCATTTGGGCACTTGCCCCGAATATAGGAGAGAGAGCAACTGACGGAGGGCTCCGGCCCATCCGGCCTTTGAATCGGCCACTTTAATAATCGTTTCTGTGTCATAGAAAGTCTCTGCTACCTCAGGAAGCTTGTTTACATATTGGCGTTCAACAGAGTAGCCAACACCAGTGCCGTTCATTAGAATAAACATGCATTCATCGAATGCACGAGGATCAGTGATGGGAAGGTAGGCACAGTTGTAGCCAGCAATGTTATCACGCTCAAGAGCGGGGCCTGCAGTCATGAGGCTCCGCATACTAGGCATAACTTCCATACTGTGGACAGCTTCCCAAACCTCGTCATATGGGAAGGCATCAGGATATTTGCTCTTCCAGAAGTCACAGAGACGAGTTACTGTCTCTTCCCACGTCTCACGACGTCCTGCCTGTTCAATCCAGCGAGCGTAGCGACTCTTATGTACGTACGTCCTCAAATCTTCACTCATTAACCATCCTCCATGCAGCCATACCGCTGGATAGCTCTTTAGCTTCAGCAATACGTTCATAACTCATCCCTTGTGCACGTAACTTCTTTACCTCAGTGATAAGCTCAATGGGGAAACGTTTACGGTCGCGGTGATTCTTGTTGTGATTTTTATTAAATTTAGGCAGATGAGTTTCAATCAACTGCTTCTCGATATCCATAGCAAACTTCTTGTCCAGTTGACGATGGATAATTTTCACCCAGTCGCTAGGCAAGAATCCCTTAGCATACTGCTCTTCCAACCATCCTGCGTGCCATAGATCCCGACGTCCATATCCTTTGGAGGCAGGGTTACTCAGGCGAGTGGAGCCGGTGGCCCAAGCTCGCCATGCCTTTCCGATACCAATGTACACAAGCTCGTCAGTCTGTGGATCACGATGCTCATATACATAGTAGGTTTGTAGATCACTTTGCAACGGTAGCTTCCTTCGTTTCTTCAATGATCCAGTTGTAGAGGTCCTTAGCAAGATCGAGTTGGGTTGCACCTGCGGTGGGGATTGCAACAGGAGACAGAGCAAGCTGTAGGGCCGTAATCTTAAGTTGAAAGATTTGTTCTTCACGCATGTTAAATTTTCCTAATAATTAGTTTTGGTTTGGACAAGCCAGTTGCTTCTTGATGTTCTGCTTCCGCTAGCATAGCGGCCTGGAGACGCTCTAGGTCACAGCGAGGACAATAACGTTGTCGATGCCGTACAGGATGGAACTCATCCCTAGATTGAATCCAGCAATTGTGCCGGGGGCACTTGCGGACATTGGGCGCAAAATCGTTCGTCATGCGACTCCTGCTTCGTTAGTCATTTGGCTCTAACCGATCAGGTTCCTTGTCATCCATATGTTCCCATTGCCAATCTCGTTGGAAGTCCCGTAGGGCTCGTCGTGCTTCCTTCTCTTCTGCAGAGCGTACAAGGAAGCCCTTCTTCTCACTCTTTTGTTCCTGTTCCCACTTCGTTCGATTAACGAAGGGCTTTTCGGAATTCTTGTTCTCGTTCAATTAGTACATCCTCATAACGATCTAGCATGTCCCGAAACTCAATGTCTAGAAAGTCTAGAAAAGAGTCGGGATGGAAATTGTTCTCAATAATGTCTTTTAGTTCTTCAAGGTCCACAGGACCTCCCTTTTATTATCCAACTACAATGAGCTGGCTCTCGACAGTGGAATTGGTTAGTTCGTGATACCAGTGGAGAAACATTTGCACAGCTTCAGACGGTGGGAGAGAACGGGGCCGATATTTCTTGTTCGGAGTGAATAATACCGAATTCCAGTCCCTGCCTTTTGACCGAAGAAGATAGTATGCCTCGGTACTGGTAGCATCCTTGTCTGCTTCCTTGATGCTCTTAGCATCTTCATCCGTAAGCGTAATGCCGAATTTGGTCCATACCGCATTTTGAACTACCGCCTCCATTGCCTTATAGTCTGGAAGCCACTGTTTGATTGGGCTTGGAATGTCTGAGAGATATGCTTCAGCCGCATCATGTAGTAGGCCAGCAAGCTGTAGTTTAGGAACAAGACGAGCAGCCACAGCCACTGAATGTTCAGCCACACTAAAATAAGGTACGTGACCATTGAATCGACACTGATTAGCAAGAGCGTAAGCAATGTCTTTAATGTCAATTTCATCTGGGGTTGGGTTTAAAAAGTGGAACTTCTTGCCACTGACAGTTTCAATCCACGGCTCAAGTTTATTCATATTTATGTAGGTCATCCATGTCTGGACGGGTTTTCATCATGTTGGAAAGAAACATCCAGCAACACCCGACGTGGTCAATGTGGGGCAACTCAGATTCAGGATCAATCCGCTCCCCACGAAGGATAGCAAAAGTATGGCGAAGCAGAGCAGCAATAAGGCGAGTATAAGAGATGCCACCTCGCCAATTGTGTGAGGCATATTTCTTGGCACCAAATGCCAAGACAGCTGCAAGACCTTCCAGAGCAATAGGATCCAGCAAATCCAAAGGAAGCTTCCCACCATCATGTTTAGTTCCGGCTTCACTCATACTTCTTCCTAATCGATTGGGGATAATCCTCTTCTTGCATCTGAAACAGAGAACCGGCCTCTTTAATTTGACCACTCTTTTCCAACTTCTTACCTAAAGCATCCCACTCATAGTTGTCCATGGTTTCACCATGTTCAGGATGGAGATAGTAAAGATAGGCTGCTTCCAGCCAGCGCAACATGTCCTTAGTCATATTTCTGGTTGATGTATTTCAAGGTTACAGTCATCAAGTCAAACTCACCGTCATTCACATCATGCAAGACAAGCAGGCCCCGCCAGTGGTTGTTTCCCTGGAAGCTCATATAGTCTTCATCATGTTCATAACAACTACCTGCAATTACAGAAGTCAGCATCTTACCCTGAGCATTGAAGGTTGACGCAAATTGCAATCCTTGCTGATGCCCTTGGATACAAGATTGGTGCTTCTTAGCGAGGCACGCTTGTGCTGTAGTTACAGGACGGCCCATAAGGCCAGTGGTAAAATAGTGGGAGTAAGCCACGCCATCAATGACGATAACATCCAGAAATGGGACCACTTCCCATCCATACTTTTCGTATCCCAAATCTCCAATAGATAAGACACCATCCAACTTAGCATCA